GTTCAACCCGTGTTACAAAATTCAATTATCTTGGCCAGAATGTTTGGAACACTTTAATTACCGATTCAATTGGTTCTAAAGATATATGTGTTGATGATGAAGATTTTCCATATTATACTGGTGAACACAACTTAATTACAGGCCTTGATATTACAGGTGAATTGTATTTCACATTTTATAATGCAGGTGCAGCGGCAAACGCATCTGTTATTATTGCTTTACCTAATCGTGGTGGTTTGTTGGTTGGCTCGGCAAACGGCCAAGTCCATAAATTTGACACAGAAGGTGTTTACATTAGAACATGTAATGTTAACAAATATGGAAACACAATCATTGGACTAAGTTATGATTCTTCAAATAATTGGTATGCTGCAACAAATACAAACATTTATATGTTTAGAGCAAACAACCAATTGGTATGGGAAAAAGAAATAACTGGTGTAACAACACCAAAAATTAATTGGATTAAATATAGTAATAACTATTTGTATGTAAACGGTACTACAACAGACCCTAGCAACAAAACAGGATTCATCAATTACAAAGTACTTGCAGCCAATGGTTATCTTGCTTGGGCAAACTCACTTCAAGTTCCAGGTGCAGGTCAAAGTATCAGACTTGGCCACAGACAGATGGATGTGAAAGGTGATTTTATTGTTGGCACTGGATATGCAAATCCAAATGGTAGTTCAAAAACGATTGCAATCACCTATCAGTTACCAATAGATGGAACTCTATCTGGTGCATATGCATATTCAAACTCAACCAAATGGGCAGACTTTACATATGTGACTGTGCCGTCTGCGGCCACCACAACAAGTTCAACAGTTGGTAGTGGAAACACAACAGTAACACTTGCTATCAATACAACATATTCATATACAATGAATACTGTTACTTATCAAAATCCTAGTCCAGAAAATGAACAAACAGTTGATTATTTTAAAGAACAGTGGGAATTTACGAGTAACGGTACAATTGTTATACCTTCTTCAGGATCAAGCAACGTAGCTTTGGACCTAAGTGGAAAAGGTATTGCAAATGTTGGCTCAATGTCAGCCAGAACTACATCAAAAGAATTCAGTAGTACCACTATTCAATTAGACACAAATGTATTGGTTAATAAAATAACACCAAAAGCCAGTGGTGGCGGTCAACAATATCACTTGGCTGATGGTGTAGAAGGTCAAATCATGTATATCGTTCCTGGTAACGGAGGTGAACAATCGAACGAATTAACATCTATGTCGTTTGCCAATGCACGATGGACAAATGGTAATGGTATTATTAATAAGTCAACATCAGTCAACTGGTGGTTGCCGTTTAGAGGAAACAATAATACTGCACATACTGTACTTACATTGATATTCACAGACGGTGCATGGAACCTTCCACATAATATATTTGATTAAAATAAATAGACACTATGAGTACATTTGATAAAAACATGGAAAAATTATTTGACGTAACACCGGTAGAACAAGAGACAAAGCCTTTGTTGCCGGTTGTTACTACACCAGTTGAAGATGGTCCAGATTTGAAAACAGATTTGCATGACGCATATCAACAAACAAAAGATAATTTACAAGAGTTGATTGATAACGGCAAAGATGCAATGGAAGAACTACGACAGATTGCTGCAGCAGGACAACACCCACGAGCATTTGAAGTTTATGCAACATTACTAAAGAACGTGGTTGATGCAAACAAAGAACTACTTGCAGTACAAAAACAAATGCGTACAATGGATGGTAAGCCTAAAGACGGTGATACCAAGATTGATAAAGCTATTTTTGTTGGATCAACCGCAGAATTAAATAAATTACTCAAAGGTAAAGAATGAGTGATTTAAGAACAGGTGAAGCCTATCGTGACAACCCGTTACTTAAAAAAGCAGGTGTCAAAGTAGAATACACGCAAGAACAAGTTGATGAATATATCAAATGTTCCAAAGACCCCGTATATTTTGCCAAAAATTATGTAAAGATTGTCAACGTTGATGAGGGTCTAATCAACTTCAGAATGTGGAAGTTCCAAGAAAAGATGTTGAATCTTTTCAAAGACAATCGTTTTGTTATCACAAAGTGTCCACGTCAGGTTGGTAAAACTACCACAACAGTGGCCTATATGTTATGGGCAACCATCTTTACAGACAGTCAAAACTGTGCCGTTCTGGCCAACAAAGGTTCACTTGCTAGAGACATTCTCTCAAAATACCAACTTGCATACGAAAATTTACCTATGTGGTTGCAACAAGGTATTGTGACCTGGAACAAAGGTAACGTTGAGTTGGAGAACGGTTCTAAGATTGTTGCAGCATCCACATCAAGTTCTGCAATTCGTGGAGGTTCTTTCAACATTGTATTCTTGGATGAATTTGCGTTCGTTCCAAACAACATTGCGGAAGAATTCTTTAACTCCGTTTACCCTGTAATTTCATCAGGTAAAAAGACGAAGATTATTATTGTGTCTACACCAAACGGTATGAACCTATTCTACAAGTTATGGATGGATTCAATCAACAAGAAGAACAACTATGTAAACTTTGAGATTCACTGGTCACACGTACCAGGCCGTGATGAAAAATGGAAAGAAGAAACTATTCGTAACACATCATTACGTCAGTTCCAACAAGAATTCGAAACAGAGTTCTTGGGTTCTTCAAACACATTGATTTCTGGTTACAAATTGCAACAACTGGTATATACCGATCCTGTTGCGGTCCATGACCTGTTAAAGATATATGAACATCCGGTTAAAGAAGGTGTCAACGAATCTAAGTCCGACCACCTATATGCAATCACGGTTGATGTTTCAGAGGGTAAGAACCTAGACAGTTCGGCCTTCTCTGTAATTGATATCTCACAGACACCATACAAACAAGTGGCAACTTATAAGAGTTCGTCAATTACACCTATATTGTTTCCAACAGTCATCTATAACACAGCCCGTTATTACAACGATGCATAC